TATTAGTAGCATCTTCTGCATTAATCTTAGCTAATAAATCCTCTAGTGTAACGGAACTACCATTTTGTTTCTGTTTTATGTATTCACTCACTATTCTTTCTGCATAGCCGTATATCTTATTCTTTACTGCTCCTTCATTAAGTTCTGCATTCTTAAGACCATTAAAAGTATCTACATCCAATGCTCCTCTTTTAGTTTCTACTGCTTTATCCTGCTTATTAACTTTACTAGAATCTCCTGATAGTATGTTTAAATAATATAATACGTCTTTTTTTAATTTTTTAATAGCCACTTTTTCACAAGCAGTTCTATCTTTTTCTGATGCAGTCACAGAGTCAATACCTTTCTTATCAAGTTCGGCATTAGTTCCTCTCTGTAATGCTTCTGGTGAGAAGTTATGTGAAGTATCTTCTTCTACTTCTTCATAAAGCATTCCTCTATTTTTTAAAATCTGAACTGTATCTTTAAATCCACTTAGTACTGATATGTACATTGGGTAAAGTTGACGCATTTGTCTAGTAAATTCAGATTCGGCCATAAGTCCGTTTTTTACGGCTCTATGCTTTTCTGTTGCTGTGATTGTTCTACTCATTGTTTAAATAATCTATAAGTTTCGTACTGTACGGTCTTTTCTTTTTTTTCACCTTAGTATACCCAACACGTTTAGCTTGTTTGGTAGCTCTATTGTCGCTACCGTTCTTACTAAATGCATGAGGCGTTAAATAACTCCCTCCAGCACTGCTGGTTGTATTTGCTTCTTCTAACTCTTGCAATACCTCTCTTATTATTTCTTTAAGTTGACTTAACCTCATACGGTTTTTAACTCTTTAATAAGATCATAATACTGCATTATATTAACCAGATGTGTGTCAGAAACTTTAACTTTATTAGTTAGGGGTATAATATTTCTAGCTACTTCTTGTAATTTAATCTTAATCACATCATCCTTAATAGTGGGTATTAAATTTCCAACTGCTTTAGATATCTTATCTAATTCTTCATTAACAACATTTCGTAAACGTGTTGTTGAGTTTACTGATGTGATAAACTCTCTTAGTATGTTTTTATGCTCAGGGGAAAAATCTTTATATCTGTCATTAAATTTTTCTAATAAGATCTTAAACGTAAGTAACTTTAAGTCCTTATCGTATTTTGCAAACTCTTGAATAACTGTATCTTCTACGTCTGATTTATTAATATCTGTGTTTGTGAGGTGTTCAAGTACTGTTGCTCTATTATTAACTAAATACTCAGGGTCTACTAATTCATTATTATTTTGAGCTTCTAGTAAACAATACAGTGCTGCTAAAGGCTTATACTCATTCACCTGTATATTAAAAAACTCTTCTAAATTATAACTCTTTTTGATCTCTGCTATCAATTCGTACTTCTGCTTCTTTAATGTATCTTGATTAAGTTTTCTAGATATTTCTGTAATAGTAGATACTATATTATCTGCTTTATTAGTTGATACGTTTTTATTTTTTAAGATAAATTCATATAACTTAAATTCTTTAGCTAATGTTGTTTTACCTGCGTAGAACTTCTTTATAATATTTACTGCAGATGAGTCTTTTGAGGATAGGGTGTCAGCTGCGATCTGTTTAACTAGCAGTTCAAAGATTAATCCTGTATTCCTAAGCTTTAAATGTTTTATTTTCATTATGCACGTTTACTATTATAAATATGGCCTATTCACCTAAATCTTTAATATTGTCTTCTTTTAAGAGATTTGACTCTCTTTTTACGAAATCCAACTGTTTAAGTGTTTCCTCGTTTTGGGCATAAACTTTCTGGGTAGTGAAGTTTTCGTTTACTTGATCATTATCACTTGGAAAACCGCCATGCATACCATGCTGTCCTAAAGGATCTCTTCCTCCTATAGCATCTGTAGTACCGTGTATTGAAAATCTCTCTGTTGGTCTTCCTCCTTCTGGGCCTGGTTCACCGTGTTTAGGTGGTGCTGGGTGATCTTCGTAACCTGGGGGTACTTGACCAAGGCCTCCTCCTTTTTCAGTTGCGGTTGATCTTCGACCGTACATTGAAGCTAAATCATGTGGTGTACCGTATGATCTTCCAGACTTAGCAGGATCATTGCCTTCAGCTTCTAACTGTGCGATTCTAAATGCTCTCTTACCATCTTCTCTAACTAGGTCTCTCATTTCATTGTACTTATCTTCTGACATATCAAATATATGTTCGTAGATATAATCTGATGAGAATAGTTTAGAATCTTTCATTTGGTTAGCAAGATCTATCTTCTCTTTAAGTAGTGCTACTTTCTCTTGTTCGTATATAATAGAAGGTGTAGTTAACTTAATTTCAAAATTAGTTAATGACTCTCCTTCATATCCTTGACTATATAAATGTACTAAAGCTATTTTAGTTAATTCAGATTCTAAGATTCTTTGAATTCTCTCTACTGTTCTAGCAAATCTAATATCTTCTGCTGCTAGAGTAGCTTTACCACTTAAGTCTCCTTCGTATCCAAAGTAAGCTTTTGGAATTTTTAATGCTGCAAATAACTTATCTCTTAAGTATTCAATATCGTTTGTACCATCGTATTCTAATCCTTTGGTAGTTTCAATACGAGTAGAAGCATCACCACCCCTAATAGGTAGGTAAAAGTCTTCCATCATATTTTGCATATTAAACTTAAGATTGTATTGACCAGTTGCAGGATCCACATAAGGAGTCTTTTTCATCTGGTTAATAGTCTTCTGCATAAACTGCTCTACTTCGTTAGGGGGAATTGAACCTACATTAACGTAGAACATTCTTTTCTCTGGAGCTCTCATTATACGGTGTATTAACATCGCATCTTCCATAAGGTTTAATTGCTTATAAACTTTTCTAGCTGGTTCTAAATAAGAACGGCCATAGGGTAGGTAATTTGTATCAGATATTAACCTAAAGTGTGCTACTTCATAATTATCTAGTTTTAATACCTTACTGTTCTTTCTAGGTATAAAGTTTGGATCTGTAGAGGTAGCTAATCCATCAGGATCTATTGTAAACTCTACCTTAGTTGGTTCTTCCGGGTCGACTCCTTCATGTCGTGCTACATTATATACGGTGTAAGGTAGTACATTATACACCCCAAACTTCTCTGAAATTTCCAGTTTTAAAAAGAAATCTCCATATTTACACATATTTCTAGTCCATGACCATAAATTAAACTCAATGTTTAAAACGTCATAGAATAGATTATAAAGTACTCTTTGAATATTTTCATCTGAGGATTTAATTGATAGTACTTCCCCTACATCGTTCTTTACTGTTGCTTCGTCTGATAGTATATCAAGTGATGATGCTAGAATAGAATCTGTATCCATAGCTTCATAATCAGAGTATAGTTGTACCCTTAGTGTCTGGTAATTTAGATTAGGATTATAGATGTTTTGTTGATTATTAACGTATAATCTACTAAATCTATCTATTAGTGAGTTGGTCTCATACTTACCTGACCGTTGTATCTGGTTAGCATCGATTATTTTAAGTTCGTTACCTCCAATATTTCTTATTACAACATCAGTAGAAAAGAGTTTAGTTAGCCTACCAAAAAGAGATTTATCTGCCATTATGTCTTTTATTTATATATAAATAGTTCTATTTAAGTAACCAAGAAATATCTTCAGTACCTTGATTACTATTAATAATATACGGATTATTCTGCAGATTACCAACATTTGTCATGATAGCTTTGTTCTTGCTGTTGAGGTTGGTAAAAGATGATAGCTGAGCTCTTGTTAGATCCATACCCTGTTGTCTTAATTTAAGTGCTGTATCCCTAACAAATAGTGCTGTTGCACAGGAGATTATTAAATCATCATTATAACCCGTTTGTGCTTGTGGTTTTCCATTTTTCCATACAAAAACTCTCATTTCTGCCATAAGTCTTTTTGACTGTATAGTTACAGATTTCTCTCTTATGTATTCAATCATCTTAGCTATTACTAATGGACGAGTTCTCATTGACATTGTAAAGCCGGGTACTAATTTGTCTCTCTCATACTTTGACATATAAGATTCAACTGTTTCTATTTGTGAAGTAGAACTGTAGTATAGGTTCTTATATTGGCGTTCCATCACTTGTTCTATTGTAGCCCATCCTATATTGGCGTTTTCTATAACTAGTAGAGCATCATTATATTCTGAGGCTATCCCTACTAGCACGTTTCCTAGATCCTTGGGGGATACTTTACCTTTATATTCTCCTACTTGAGTACAAGTTTCTACATCAAATATATGAAATGCAGAGTAATCTGCACTGTCTCCTCTTGATACATCAGCTACTACCATATAGGTTTTTGTATAATCTACTCCTTCCCAGATCCATAAATTACTGTCAACTCCTCTTCTTTCTACAGGATCTGATTGGTAAGTCTGTTCATAAAAAGCTAAGTCTTCTGGGTTAAATACTGTATCACCTGATGTTAGGAAATCGCAGTCACATTCTTGGCCTGCCATTCTAGGACCTAAATCTTTATCTTGTTGATCTCTCCATACTTGATTTCTTTCAGGATGTACTGTCCAAGGTAAGGTTACCGGGATAAAACTATTTTCTCTTGTTTCTGCTTTAGTCCATGTCTGATGGAACCAGTTACCTATACCGTTAGGGGTGGATAAGGCCATGCATTGTCCACCTGTTGCTAAGGTCTGTTGAGCTGCTGCAAAGGTTTCGTCAATATTGTCGATAAAGGCGGCTTCATCAATTAGTAGTAAAGATACCGCTTCTGATCTTGCTGCGTCTGCATTAGAGGATTTTGCAGAGATTTTAGATCCATTTCTTAATCTTAATGATAATTTGTTTTTTTCTACTGTTGGTAGTCTTAACCACTTAGGTAATTGATCGTACATAAACATAGTCTTAGTTACTAAGTTACGTGCTGTGGCTTGTGTGGTTGCTAATGCTAGTACATTTTTATCTTTGTGGAAGACCATTAACCATAAACTATAGCCTGATGCTAGAGTAGAAATTCCTAACTGTCTTGATTTAAGAGTAATTATATACTGATTACTTCTGAATAAATGTAGTACCTTTTCTTGAAATGGGTAAAGATTAAACAGTATTCTACCTCTTTGCGGGTGCTGTATATAACAGTACTTGCGCATAAAGTAGGATGGATCTTTTGCACACTTAAGGTATTCTTGTGCTATTATTTTTTTTATATCTTGTGCCATAACTCATTTTAGAAATTATAAGACCATCTAGGTAGTCCGTCTTTCATTTCAATTTTAATTTTAGAACCAACTAATTCAATTAACTTATCAGCTTCCACTCTTTGAAAAGTACCACTCTTATCATCTAAGAAAAATACTTCTGAAAAATCTTCATCAGCAATGTACTTCTTAATTATTTTTTTTGAAAAATGACTTTCTAATTTGTCTGCATCTATTCCGCTACCGCTTTGATATTTTGATAAATTAAACCCTTCAAAATCAATTCCTGGGTAGGTGCTTAGTATTGCTCTATTCGCAATTTCTATAGTATCATCAAACCTATCTTTGTTTTGATCTACTACTGCTGCTAATATTTTATTTATTCTATGAAAAGGTCTGTTACCTTTAGTTACACTAGTATCAATTTTTCTTATTAAAAAGCTGTTAACACCAGATATAATCTTATCAATCATTACTTTATCAGAATTTTTACCAAACCCTGCTTTTTGTCCCATAGGAACTGCTCCTCTATTTTTTACTTCAATTCCCATATCGCCTACAGAGACATCTCCTTTGCCTTTCCCATCACTTGAAACATCTTGACACATTACGCTTAAGAATACTTCTCCTTTTCCTGTAGCTATATTACCTATAGAAGGTTTTAGATCAAGTAGGTATTTTAAAGTTTCTGTTGATATTAGGTTTTTAAATTGAGTTGTTAAGTTTCCTCCGCCTTTACCGGTACCTAATGTATCGTAACTAATCATTTTTCCACCTTTAACGTATGAATGAAAATTTTGAATATCTCCATTATCTACTAAAGTATTATATATTCTTCTTGAAGCAGAGGATACTGTTTTCCCTTTGTTATTTAAATATTCAATTACATCACCTTTGTAAGCTACTCCTGATATACCGTTTAGTATTTGTTTTAAATCACCAGGAGTAAATTTACCATTTTGAATAGCGTCCATTACTTCTTGTTTAGAAACTTGGCCATCGGTATTAGTTAATTCAGAAATTAAGCTTTCTAAAATTATTTTATCCTCAATATTATTAATATCCGGTACACCTGACTTAGTTCTCCAAGCCCATTCAGTATATAACTTGTCAGTAACTTTCATTATTAAAATTTATTAAATAGAGACTTAAGTATAGGTCTTGTTTTAGCATTTTTCTTTAAGGTAGTACTTATGTTGTTAAGTATAAATTCTAACATTCTAGCTAATTCCTCTGGTCTATTAACTCTGGTGAGATAGTTTTTTAATGGTCCTGATAGTACTTGTTCTAACTTCTTTATTTCTGCAGAGCCTGCTCTATCAGCATCTTTTGTAGATTGTACATCCTGTGTTTCTTCTTCTACGCCTTTTTTCTTTTTACCTCTAGGTGCATTAAATCCTGTACCTTTGATGGTAGACCCTGCTTTTGGATCTTCACCAGCAAACTTATCTGCTTCTTTTCTGGCCTTAGTAGCTGCAGACATCGGCCATTTGTAATTAGTACCTTGATGTTCAGTTTCTTTTAGTTTACCTGAGCTACGAGCTACTAGTTCATCTGCATACTCATTTCTA